CGATCTGCACAAAGATGCCTACGGTTTCCGCCCCAGCGAACTGTTCTGGGAAGAGTGGATCGGGGCTACGGATGCTGAGCGGCAGGCCATCTGGGACAGTCTGGAGCGGGCCTTGGAGGTCAGCATGGAGATCGAGCGGGAGAACGAGCAGCGGGCCATTGACAGGTTCGAGGCCCTGGTCCGGGTGAACATTGACGCAGGTGCAGAGGACCGTGAGACCGCACTGCGCTGGATCATGGATGCCAGCCGTGCCAATGGTGACTGGGAGTACCTGTGCTGGGAGTACAGTCTGCCATATCGTTACTTTGAGCGGGGTTGACAGGTAAATAGTGTGATAGTACAATGTACACACTTAGGAGAACACGCGATGAAGAAGATTGCACTTGCCCTTGCTCTTACTGCTAGCCTAGTTGGCCATGCTCACGCTCACGGTGGCTATCGTGGTGCGCCAGTTTGGGGTGCTGTGGCAGCAGGTGCGATCCTCGGTGCTGCCATTGCCGGTGCCCCAGTATATGCTGCTCCTCCCGTGTATGTTGCTCCACAACCAGTTTATCCTCAAGCAGTATATCCCCAAACTCAAGGTTGCCCATATGGCACCTACCCGTCCTATACTGCCGTGACTACCTATGATGCCTACGGAAGAGCATATAGCCAATATCAATTGACCTGCCGATAAACTATTAATTTTATACACAATACCACCGTGGTCTAATTGAATAAGGCAACGCTCTTCTAAAGCGTACGATGTGAGTTTGAATCTCGCCGGTGGTACCAATTCTATTCATAGGTATAAATACTTCTAACAACCACTTAGAAGTTAGAACTTATGAATTATACCAAAATATACGATCGACTTATACTACGAGCACAATCTAGACTTCAAAGTAAAGGCGAGTATTATGAAAAACATCATATTATACCTCGATGCCTCAGTGGCACAGACGAGAAAGAAAATCTCGTCTCTCTTACCGCTAGAGAACATTTTATAGCACACCTTTGTCTTGTTAAGATTCATCCAGGTAACGGCTCATTAGTTAGAGCCGCTATGATGATGGCTTGTGAAAGCACTAATCAGAATCGCTCTGCTAATCGAGTATACGAATGGTTAAGAATAAAGCACTCAAAAGCAATGAGTCAATCACAGACCGGAAAAGGAAATAGCCAGTTCGGAACAAGTTGGATTTTTAACCAAACGACCAATACTAATAAGAAAGTCCCAAATGACCAAATATCAAATTATTTGGAATCAGGATGGATTAAAGGAAGAGATGTAAAGTTCTATACCTGTGCGGTTTGTTTAAAATCTTTTAGTCATCATTTTAAAAAGAACACCTGTAGCAGTAAATGTTCTAAAATAGACAAACGACCGTTTCAAGTATTTGAAGGTAGAGAGCAAGAATTCTTAGATCATTATCAAAATCTTAAAAGTATGAACAAGGCGTTACAGGCTATGGGATTCAAAGGAGCAATAAGTCACTACTACAAGTGGGCTAGATCAGTGCTTGACAAGTAGATAATTTTTTGTTATAATCATCAAAACTTAAACTAGAAAGGAAATAAAGAAAGTGCCTAAAATTCCAACTCATCAGATCCTCGATGACGAATGGGATGAGCCTAGAACCAAACAAGGCGTCAAACGCCTGCCCAAGCAGGACAAAGAATGGGAAGACCAACGCCGCGATGCTTGGCGTAAGAAGAACCGACAAGACTAACACACACTGAGAGAGTATACACATGAACAAACCAGGAACTCAACAACCATCCAGCACCGGCGGCACTATTACCTATACCAAGACCGGACTGGTACACACAGCGGGCAAACATTTCAGTGGATCCACCGCCGAAGCAGATAAACCAAAAACTCCTAAAAAGAAAGGTTGACTTTAGGCAGTCTTGATCGTATAATACACAGACACTTAAATAATATTGAAAGGAAACAGATATGGCCCGTCCAGCAAAGAGTTCAGCAAGTGTAACCGTACTTGAGTTTGATACCGAAGCGATCAAACGCCGTGAACAAGAAGTGGCTCGTGAATCCGATGAGCAGATTCTTGAGCGACTGGCAGAACGGTTTGACATCCTAGACCACATGACCAAGGCTGTTAAGAGCGGTACCGTGCGTGCTATGATTGTATCAGGTCCCCCGGGTGTGGGCAAGAGTTTTGGTGTTGAGCGTGTGCTGGAGCGTGATGGTCTACTGGATCAGATCGCAGAACGCAAACCCAAATATGAAATTGTCAAGGGTGCTATGAGTGCCATTGGTCTATACAAGAAACTCTATGAGTTCAGTGCCAAAGGCAATGTTGTGGTGTTTGATGACTGCGACAGTATTCTTATGGAAGACCTGGCCCTGAACATTCTCAAAGGTGCCCTGGACAGCAGCAAAAAGCGATTTATCAGTTGGAACACGGACAGCAGGATTCTGCGATCAGAAGGTATTCCAGATCGCTTTGAATTCAAGGGTGCTGCAATCTTTATTACCAATATCAAGTTTGAGCATGTTCGATCAAAGAAACTGAAAGATCACTTGGATGCACTAGAAAGCCGCTGCCACTACATTGATCTGCAGATGGACACACAGCGAGAAAAGATTCTCCGTATCAAACAGATTATCAGCACTGGGATGCTGGACGAATACGAGTTTGAAGACTGTGTTAAAGATGAATTGGTTGACTTTATCGATCAGAACAAAGATCAACTGCGTGAATTGAGTCTGCGTATGGTACTCAAGATTGCAGATCTACGTAAGAGTTTTCCAACCAAATGGCAGTCAATGGTACGCACAACCTGTATGCGGCGTGTATGAACCAGAGATATATTCAAACAGGTCTAGCCCTGATTCTTATGGTAGCGGTACTGTCCCTGTTGGGAGCCGACCTAGACAGCCCGCATTCCTGGGCTGTTTGGTCTATCCTAGCCCTAGCAGTGGTTCTAGAGTATTTGGCCTACATCCAAGGTATCAATCGGGGCATTGAAATGTACCTAACTCTTACACCAGAACAACAGCAAGAAATCAATCGAATTATTCGGGACAACGAAGAATGAGTACCTGCGAGTGGAGAAGCGGCTGTGATCATCCAGCCCTAGAAGGCAAGAGTTACTGTGAAGAACACGTTTGGTTAGTATATCAAAAAGGCAGTGCCCTGAGTAAACGCAAAAAGGATATCAGAGTGGCCAATCGTGTTCATGAACTAGAGAGTCTGATCAATGATGCGGTTGCTGAGTTGATAGACGAAGGATACTATATCTGAGACAACTTCAATTCTTTTCTCAGCTGTGCCTGTATTTGGCTAAATTTATGTTGATCATTATGATTGTGATACAGATAGTCAAATGGGCAGGTCGCGAGCAAGAACCAAGAATAGAGGAAGATACCTATGAACGACAATCGAATTGAACCTGTGCTAACAGCCACCCAGACCATGCCCAGTATACTGGATACCTTTTCAGATCGTGAACGAGAGTTGCTCAAACAGAACAAGCGGCTAAGAGAATTAGTAGTCGCAGTGGCTGATCGACTACGACCCGGATGGCGGACCCAGGGATTTGGTTTCGAATCCAGTTGGATGCTGGAAGACATTGACAGCCTAGATCGGGACCGTGTTAATCTGGAAAGAGGTATGGGCAATCTACTGGAAGTGATCGCACACTACGAAAGGAAGATAAACGATGCCCCGTGAAACTAAAACCCAGAAACTGGAAAAGAAACGTCAGCAAGAGTTTGAGCAGTGGAATCAGTTTTGGCTAACCTATCCAGATCGTCTAGCACTCCTAATCTATGGTTATGGGCAAGAGTTTGCTGAACAGAGTTATACTGTGAGCAAATTTGAATCCGATGAGGGTGTATGGTTTCATCTCAGTGCAGGCTCTGATATCTGGGGTCTACCCCTTAATCTACAGGCCGAAACAGATCGTATTCTAGCCGGAGAACCCATTAACACAGATCTAATCTACCAATTGGAGAGTGCAGAGAGTGCGCTATGGCGTGCTCAACAGTCTCGCGATGAAGAACAGCGACTGAAGGAAGTTCGTGCTCAAGCATTGGCCAAACTGTCAGAAGAAGAACGAGCTCTGCTGGGTTTAGAATGAAGAACACCTTCTTGATCTTAGTACTGGGGTCTATGTTGGTTATTGCGATCACCATATTCAACATCTGGGCCAATCGTGGTCTATACCGTCAATGTCTAGCACAGGGCGGAGTATACCATCAGAGTGCCGAGGCGTCAAGAAGCCGTTGTACATTTGCCACACAGCCTAAACCGGTTGACAAGACCGGCAGGTAATCATATAATACAAGAACAGTACACAAGAGGCTGCTATGAAATACATTCTGATCACAAGCCAAGGCCGCGTGATGACCTTTTACTTCAAAAGTATGGCCGAAACTTACCAAAAAACCCTCGGTGGAGTTGTTGTACCAGAACAACAGATCGAACACATCGAACTGGTTGACATGCCCCAGGAATAGCAGTACAATACACACATAGACACTAGAGAGCGAATATGACAAACGAACTTCTTTCAGCAGATCAAAGACTTTCCATTTGGGGCGATCGCCTCAAGTATCACGATTGGTATTACGATTACAGTGACGACCATCGTGTGTGGTCAAGAGGAGACCAAGATAACAGGTGGATCCAAAGCGAGAAGGCGTACCTAAACAGTATGGGACTTGAAGTAGAGGTACAGGCTCTTTGGGATCAGTATTGCCCGTGGAGCAGGACCAACGGTCAACCCCAGTGAAATGGGCACAGGAGTGAGTTATACCGTATACCAGTTTACTGAAGTTCAGCTCAAGATCATACACGATTTCATGGAACTGAGCCCGTGGGGTCCTCGTGACGCTTACTGCTGGTTCAAGGGTCTCAAGAGCACTGAGTCAGTTCGCACTGGTGAGGTAGAAGACTTTGCCTGTGCGTTCTACACACAATACAATCGAACTTACGGAAGGACCTATTAACTATGAACAAACAGTGGTGCGATCCCCCAGAGGGTTGGCGTTATGGTTTTCCCAAGATCTGGGATCCTAGCCAAGAACCTAATTACACAGAGTGGTTGATCAAAGAAGGCTATCCTAAACAGGAGATTGATCGACTGGGCAATAACTTCTGGAGCCGACATTGGGCAGTAACACCCGAAGAGGAGGACGATGCATGAGTTATGTCCTAGTCCTAATTCTAACTGCCACAGGCACTATTACAACCATAGAGGGCTTTGGTTCGGAAACTGCTTGCCAATGGGCAGCCCGCCGGTTCCAAGATCAGGCCCGCCCTACTCAGGCCCAGGCCCTGTGCGTGACCAAAAGTTGACCACTGAACGAGCCTGTGCTCTGTGCGGAGCACGGGGCCACTCACCCTCAAATTGTCCTTGGAGAAAGATCATGATTTGGCAAATCCGCTATCTATACCGGGGCCGCCCTGGATACCTAGAACTGACTGCACCCACTAGATCTCAGGCCCTGCGCCAGGCAAGATTACGAGTCAAAACCATAGTCAGTTATCGGCAGATTAGGGGTTGACAACACACTCACAGACTGCTATAATACTTGAACACTAACGCAATGGAGCACGAGATGAACGAAGATTTTGAGTGGGATGACTATGCTGCTACCGTGGACCACGACTCGGCCTCCGGTGATCGCGACGATGCCACGGATTACTACCCGGATGAATACAGTGACTGCGAATCGGGCAACGAGGACAGTTACTTGGATTCGGCCTACGAAGATCGTTATGATCTGGGCGACTACTGAGGTGCTGACCGTGAAACGAATTTCCGGAATTAGCCTGATCCTAGCCGCCTTGATGACCCTGACCATACTGGGCTCAGGAGTTGAAGCGGTACCCGAAGATGCCAGTTGGTTGTGCTGGGCAGGTATTTGGTTCACATCCGTGCTGGCTATCCTAGTGGGCCTGCTGGGCATTCAACGGCTAGAATCATGAAAGTAGGCGTGTTCCTGATCCTAGTCCTTGTGCTGTTCCTGCTGAACTTGGCCCTACTCTACATAGCCATCGACCGTCTGTGAGCACACAACAACAGATCACTGCTTTTATATACGACCGCAAGGGCCGTGTGCTCTCAGTGGGTCAGAACAGCTATATCAAGACCCACCCACTACAAGCAGAGCATGCTCGCAGAGTGGGAGAACCGCACAGGCAGTTTCTACACGCAGAGATCTCCGCGATCACACGCTGTAGGGACTTGAGCAGAGCCTATAGAATGCAGGTTATCAGATATAACAGGCAGGGTGAACCAGTACTGGCCCGACCTTGTGCAGTATGCGAGTCAGCCATCCGAGCCACTCCTATTCAGAAGATTGAGCACACCTGAGGGGCTCTGGGGCGTAAATTTAAACACGCTAGCTATAACTTGCTAGCCGCTTGCCCTAAATGCCCCAGTGTTAGATAGAATCACCAGGGGCCGAGATCTCCAAACCCTAAAAAATTTGCGCGCCCAAAATTTAGCACTGTGTATAGTGACCGGGCCCTGAGTGCAGGGAAGTCTAAAAACCCTTGCTCTAAATAGATTTCCCTGATTAAAAAATTTTTTTACAGAATTTTTACTCTGCTGCTAAGACCGGTGTGAACCACAACCACGTGGACAACCCTTTATTTCCCATAGTACTAGATAAGGACCTGTATGTGCCACACTCATCAGCAGCCACATTAGACTCATAGAGTTTGATGAACCGCACACTATGCTGTTTAGATTGGGATTAATTATACTGACCGCAAATCCCATCAAAAACAAGGGTGCCGGTGCGTATTTGACCAGTTGTTTTGCGTAGTAAAATAACTGTAAGCGGCCCCATTTCATATACAAGTTATTTACACTTACTGGGATTTTATATTCATTGTTATACTAGTAAATAGTCAATCATGCAGGCCTTTTGGGATCATGTGCCCCTTTATCCTTATCTAGCTTCGGCTCCTTGGCCTTTAGTAGAGGTCAATGGTGTTATATACTGGTCTTCCACTGTGCACGTTGTAGAGCAGTGGTTGGAAACTGCTGTGGGGCCGCACTACTGTGAGTGGTCTTGGCAGTTGAGCCATTCTCCCAATCCCTATGTTTGCACAGTCAGTTTTAAGTCTGCCAGTGCCAGCACACTGTTTTTACTCAAGTTTCATTACTCGCAGAGATAAATATTTTTCTAATCACATTTATGTGTATATAAAAAAGGAGGCCTAATATGTCCGAGCAAAACAAATCACTAGTAGAAGCCACAGCAGAAGCTGTAGAGGGTGCAGTCACAGGCAAGAAGTTTTGGATGAGCAAGACCTTTTGGGTCAATGTACTAGCCGGTGCAGCCATGCTAGCTCAAATGCGAGTAGGCTTTGTGGTCAGCCCAGAGCTACAGGCCATGGGTTTAACTGTGGTCAATCTAATGCTACGCAAGATCACCAAAGAGCCAGTTACCTGGTAATATATACCAATATATATACTGTGTAAGTGTGTGTGCATGTTGTCATTGACATGCACACATTTTTTTGTATACTGTATCTGCAAGGAGGTAAGCCTATATATGGCCAATACATTTTATCTTGACATGGACGGTGTAGTAGCAGATTGGAGTAAGGGTGTTTCCCAACTGTTGGGACATGAAATCTCCACCGATCCCACTGCAAGAATGTCCGATTCTGATTGGGCTCGAGTACTGGAGCATCCCAGACTATTTCGTGATCTACCTTTAATGCAGGGTGCGGATCAATTGGTTGATCTAGCTCGTGCCTATCGTGATCAATTGGGTTGGGAGTTATTGTTTCTCACTGCTATTCCGCATCTCAATGATGTACCGTGGGCATTTTGGGACAAGATGTTGTGGGCCCAGCGGTATTGGCCCGATATTCCAGTTCACTTTGGGCCCCATAGTTATGATAAACAGGTGCATTGTACACAGGGGGATATACTGGTAGATGATCGACCCGATAACTGTGAGCAGTGGCAGTCTGCTGGGGGATTGGCCTTTCAAGTTACGGGATCTTTAGCATCAGTTAGGCCGTTATTGGAAGAAGATTTTAATCGTAGACACAGTTTACGCAATCAGAATCTTATAATTCTGGATCTTGATCAGTAGAAAAAAATTTTCCCCGGGCCGCTGTCGCGGCTAGGGAATCTCAAACAATCCCAAAGGAGCGGCTGTCGCTCCTTTTAGTTCATGCTCCCATTACCTGATCATATCTGGCCAATGCTTTTAATCTGGCCAACCGCAGTCTATTCTTAACATAGTCCGATAGATCAGTGGGTTCTGGGTCAACGATTCGGCATCTACGATAGCTGACATGTATATCAGTGTATTCAGCTCCGCTGACTTCGGAATCGTCATCTAGCTCAAGATTACTGCTTTGAAGCAGGAGCCGTAGCTGGCGCCGTTGCGGGCGCGGCTGGAGCTTTAGCAGCGATTTCTGGGCTTTTAGTGGCCTCTGCTTTCTTTTCTACCTTTTTCTCGTCCTTCTTGGCAACAGCAGGAGTAACAGCAGGTTGAGCTAGAGCAACAGATGTTGCTAGGGCGGCAATAACAGCGGTAATGATTGATTTCATTTTAGTTTCCTTTTTGTTATGAAATAGTATGCACAAAATCATTCTGTGCACACTATATTATAACGCACAGGTTAACTGGGTAGTTTACAGGAAATTTTAGTCTAGATGCTCAAATCTTGATCATGTGCTTGATCTAGAAAATTAACCAGTTTTTCAACAACTTTTGCGTTTCTTAGGGTTTTATATACTAGATTAGCTACCCCATATTCACCGGTCTGTTTTAGGCCTAATTTGCGATATTTTCTTAATAAATCTAGAAGTTTTTTGGCACTTTCGACGTCTTTTGACCTAATTATGAACAGAATTATTTTACGCCACACTCTATACATTCTGTCAATTTCTGCAGTATCTATTTCGATAGATTCTGCCGGATTTGGTTCCTTAATCCACTGATTATCTTTTAGACTCCAGCTAGCACCTTTGGCTGGTAATTTTTTATCTTCAACATACAGCTCTACGTCAATTCCTCTAATCTTAATATTAGTTTTGGTATTATACAATAATCTTTTAGTGTCGAATAATTCTTCTAGTTCTGTATCGCATTTGATCTTAGCATAATCCACGATTAGATGCAGATCTAGATCGCTATGTTTATTATAAAAATACGAAGCCTGACTGCCAGTGATAACAATGTCTTCAACTTCAAAAGGTATTTCTACAAACTGTTTAAAGTCAGCAGCGGTCTTTATCAGAGTGGCGCGCACTTCCGGCCTCAGTGTACCGTTTCGCCAAAGCAAGGGATTTAGATCAGATTTCGGAGTTAACTCAAGTATTTCCATATTCGATTATTTATCGAGTAAATATCCATATGAATTTATCCAATCTTAAAGGCCAGCTTTTAGCATCTCATCCCAAACGTGCTGAACCCGCACTACGCAAGGGTGTTATTTTAGTAGTTCGTCATGATGAGACCGGTGCAGTAGGTTTACAAATCAATAAGCAATTTCACGACGAGTCGTTTACCTTGTACACCGTTATGAAAAATCAAGGGCTGTACACAGACCTCGACCAACCGTTATATTACGGAGGGGATGATGGTCCCAGTAGAATACATATAATTCATTCGCTGGATTGGTATTCTAGCAGTACCGTTAAAATAAATCAAAACATAGGTGTCAGCAACGATGTCAGTATATTAGCTGCGATTTCCGAAAACGAAGGGCCCGAATATTTTAGAGCAATTGCAGGGTACACCAAATGGGGCCGTGGAAAATTAGATCTAGAAGTTCTAGGACAAGAACCTTATTCTATAGTAGACTCTTGGAGTTGCGCTCCTGCTTCGATGGAATCAGTATTTGAACTAGACGACATAGACCAGTGGTATAAAGTCATAGATGACTCAACAAAAATTCAAGTATCCGCCTGGTTTTAATCTCCGGGATTCAATCCTGATCTAATATAGTTTCTAATATCAAATGCTGTTTTAGCATCTTTGATTTTGCCCACGCTGATTCCTTTGGTGGGATTTATTTCTTGATCCGATGCAGCCTCCGCATTATCATTATTGGTTAAAGAACTTGTTCGTTTTAGTGAGTTAGCTATTGCGCCGGGGCCTGAATTCTTTGATTCCTGACCATAAGAATCATCCTCTCCGAGGTCAGAGATTCTCAATGTGTCTAGATTAAAATCAAGATCAACTTTTTGTCCCACACCTGAACTATTTCTAGTTTTCATAAATTGAATTTGATATCTACCCCGCTCTTTCATAGCACGGCTGGTAAAAATGCCAATCACATTATCTGCTGTCATAATCTTACTTAGACCGCCGGAAATATGACTGTGATCAAACTCAATCTCTTCAACTGCGCTACGATTTAGCTGACTAGCAGTTACAGTAATACACTGTGTTTCCATAGCTAGGTTACGAATTTCCTCCGAAACATATTTGTCTTTAACAAATAGATCGCTAGGGCTAACCTTGACACTCAGGGGCATCATTAGGTCTAGATAATCTATCAACAACACATCGGGTTTACACCCTTTCTTAACTTGATATTCTTTTAGATATGCGCGTATGTCGTTACAATTTTTTCCCGACGGCATATATTTTACCTGCATATTGCCGGACTTTTTGCCCAGCATTTTAACCTTGAGTTCTACATCATCGATGCTTTTAAAAATTTCACGAGTACTAATTCCTGTGGTCATGGAATCTAGGCGCATTGCCACTAGTCCTTCGCTAAGTTCAAATGTTAGATATAGAACATTCAGACCAGCCAGTGCCCAGTTTACTCCCAGATTAGCCAAGAATAAACTTTTGCCTCCCCCGGAACCTGCACAGAAAATGTTTAGTTCACCTCGATTAAATCCACCATAAAGTTTTTTATCAATAGTAGGCCAACCAGTACTGATCTGTCCGTTACCGTCTTTGAGTTTGGTCAATCTTGATTTTGGGTCTTCAAAGTAATCAGTGCCCATATCTTTATTAAGACTAATTTGAATAGCGTCTTTGACCAATTTCTCTACTGGACCATACTCGCCTTTTTCTAAAAGATCAGCTGACTGCAAAATCGCTCTTTCAAGAGCCTTGTGTCTTGTAAAATTTTCAAACTCATCCATCAGCCATTCATAATTTTCTTTTGGTAAAGAGACCGATTGAAAGTCAGAATCGCAAGCCGAGTTCACAATGGTTACCTCGGGCATTACTTTGTATTTGTCAACGTAGCCGTTGATGAATACCGCAACCTCTTGTAGTTTTCTATCAAAGTTCTCGGGATCAAAAATGTTTTGACAACGAACAAATGTTTCTGCATCTGACAAAAACATTTCTAAATATAATTTTTGAATTTCGAGATTGTATTTCGACTTAGCCATTGATATGTTCTAACTTTTTCTTTAGTAGTTGTATTTTTATCTCGTTACTTTCTCTGTATTTTAAAATCGTGAATAAAGTGTAAACTCTTCCGTATTGTTTAACAGCATCGGCTACATCTTTAACATCGTCTCCCCATTCCGGAAGGCTAACTGACCAATTATGCTCAATGGCCGCATTAATTATTTTAGATCCTGCTCGATCTCTATCAGGAACAACAACTACCTCTTTGCTCAATGCATTTATTCTAGTACACTGAATTTCATTGGGGTCATTGTGCATAATAGCCACACCATCTACTGCAATAGCATCCAATTGTCCCTCGACTACTATTAGATATTTTCTATCATATCCCTGTCGATCTAGATTAAACACATACCCAGGTTGAGAGTGTGTAAGATACTTGGGGTTGCCTTCTCGAATTTTTCGACCAGTATAACCAACAATCTTTCCCTCATGATAAAATGGCACAATCAATCGATCTCGATAACTGTCAGTATTGGCCCACATCCAAGGATACCAATCTAGACTCATTCCTCTTTGATCAACATATTCGATAACTGAAAGTAAATCCGCATTATCAACACCTTCTTGAATCCATTCTGATAACGTTTTGCAATTGTCGGGCAATGATCTTACTTCGAGATCAAAATTCAGTAATTTTTTAGTCGGTGACTGTTCTTCTCTAAATTTCAAAGCAGTTAGTGCCAATCGACCGATTTCAATATCAGAAAGGCCCAACCACTTAAACAATTGTCGATTATTAAAACTTAAAAGACTACCCGGAGACCATACTGTGGTATATCCACAATTAAAACAATTATAGCTAAACCCATTATTATGGGTCGGAAGTATCCCACCCCGTTGCCTATCATCTCGAGATTCTCCCCTATGATGACAGCAAATGGCATTAAAGCTGATCCAACCGCTGGGAGTAGTTTTTCTCTTTGGAGGCAACAGAGCCATTAAGGTAGCATAGATTTCATCCACGCTATTAGTTTAGCTTCTATATAGAGCTTTGTCAAAAGAACCGTAATAAGCAGGATTGTCGTTATCCATATCAAGCAAACTTTGGTCAGGAATATGTCTTACTCTGATATAAGAATAAACTCCATTAAAGTTTATGTAATCTCGGCCGGAAAATCCATCGTATACTCGAGAATTTATAACGCTATAACTGGTATCCTGACTAGGACTATTATCGAGTGTACCTTCAATATATACTGTTCCCCTATAGGCAGATAGATAAAATGCTATGGTGTGTAAAGCGGTGTTGCCGTTAAACGCAGGGTCTGCGTAGATATGCCCGCTCTTGTGCTCGTATTTTAATAGGTTGTCATTCCAGTGCTTGGTGAATGCAGATATTACCACACTGTCCTGTAGAACTGGATAAACTTCATTGGTCAAATGCAGTGTTCCTGCCATTCCATAATAGGTGTTAGAATACGTGGGCAAATATGTGCCGTCCGAGTCTAACAGTTTGATAGTAAACTGATAACTGGATCTATCTAAGTCTAATGTATCACTTTCGTTTAAGGTTAATAATGCCAATCCCTTAGTAGAGGTAGTTGCTGTATCTAGTATTTCAAGTTCTTTTTCTACTAACAGTCTACGGTTAACTGCGTCAAACATACTGAACACAAAAGTTTGAGTATTATAAATTCTAACTTTCTTTTGATCACTATTTTTGAATTGTATTCTAACTTGATTTTTGATGCCTTTTTGAATTTTAAGGTCTCTCTGATACATAACCTGGTTAACTCCTCTTACGGTAGCATCCAAATCTAATGTTACATTTATTACATTGGCGTATAAATAGATTGGTAAATTTTGCATACCTGTATTTATTTGAATGAGATGAGAGACCACTTCCAAGAAAATTTCCCCTTTATATCCTGTATTAAATCAAACGATAAAGAATATGTGGGTATAATTATTAATTTTGATAATCTTATTGCTAGCATTTATGACTTATCAATGATATCAAATGAAGAATTACGAAAAAATTTCCTCGATATGGGAGAAGTATGGTGGTGGGAATCTAATAGAAAAATACCCATAAACATTTTTCTTAAATTCGAAATGCAACTTTTCAAACCTTATATTAAAACTTTTAACTCAAAAGATGTTGAGTTATTATTCGGCCCGGTAGTTAATCTAAGTGAAATCGCTGAAAAAAGAATTAAAAGAAAATCAATTCAATTGGTTCGAACTGTCAAGAATCCCCGTAACTAACTTTTCACATATAAGATTCATTTGAACTACAATTGCAGATGCATATGCAATAGCGTGACTACGTTTGAAATAATATTCATCTGATACAGGTTTAAGCCAAATTTCTTTCAGTACATCATCCCAATTCTTACCGATTAGGTATCTTTTAGCTGGTCGAATCAATGCCAAAACTGCCGCAAGTTGTTCTATACTTTGTGGCTTCATTTTTCTAAGAATACTTCCCTGTCCATTTACGTGAAACAAAAGATCAGTAAACTCATCTTGTTCTAGAAGATCCCAAAGAGGTTCGGTATTAAGTAATTTAATCAAATGTTCTTCATCAGTTACTTCTCGGTAAATGCCAACATTTAAAAAATCTATTTTGAAATATCCTCTTGCCTCAGCCTCTTTATATTCGAAACTAGCAGTGCTGGTAATAGGATTGACTGGAATTTTTTGAAAGTAAACTCCGGTCTTGTGTTTTTTAAAAGAGTCCTTGTCTTTGATTGTAGCAGGAATATGCTCTAAGATTTCTAGGATTTTTGATCTATCTGCAAAATCAATATCAATATCAGTCATTCTAAAACAATAGCAGATAGATCATTTTGTGTCAATGAGTAAACCCCACGATGCCGTACCGTGATAGAAGCACATTGATTGGCAAAATTAATCGCACGATCCATACATTGGGATTTGAGAAATTCGAAGGTCAATGCTGCTAAGAATGTATCTCCTGCGCCGCATACATCAACTACTTCAGTAGGACACGGAGAGTACGATTTGCCTCGATATTGTGCACCTCGGCTGCCTAATGTAACAATAAGATTATTACATTTTGAAATACTTTGTCGATATTCTTGCTCGTTAATTTTTACATAACACCCTTCAAATCGAGCAAGATCTCTTTTTTTAGTATCAATAAAAATAGGACCTGGATAGCAAGTTCGTATTGATTCGACATTTTGGTAGGTCATAAAACCTTTATCGTAATCAGAAATAACTATGGCATCATATTTCTCAAAAGTTGAACCTATTGGGCCTAAAATTAACGGATCGCTTTGATAATCTTCGTCTACCCGAACAATATGTTGTTTGCTACGTTCGTCTATATATCTTTTTTTGATACTTTGAGTTTGACTGGTTATGAACTCAACTTCGCATCCAAAAGATTCGAGATTGTCTTTGACATTTGCTGCCATTCCGGGTTTAGACTCGCGCCTAAGGATTTTAAGAACGGGTACAGGTGCCTCCGGATTTAATCTATCACAGGTTCCATAGTAATATTCGTCTAGACAACTATCGCCTATCAATAATACTTTGAATTTTTTGTGTGGTTGAATATTTTTCAAGTCTGCCATAAAATTCTATTCGTTTACAATATTCAGATCCTAAAATCGGTTTTCCTTGATAATCACTGCCCTTGATCATTAGATCAGGAGAATAATTTTTTATAAGATCAACTAATTCCTGATCCGAATCAAATACATCAACTCTATCTACTGATTTTAGAGAAGCTAAAAAATAGCATCTTTCATATTCTGTGTTAACCGGACGAGTCGGACCTTTTAATTCTCGTATTCGCCGATCGCTGTCAGTCAACACATAAACAAAGGAATTAGGCCAGGATTTTGCGTATTCCAATAATTTTAAATGTCCAAGATGCAGTATGTCAAATGAACCATTAACTACAATTTTCATCATATGCTATAGTGTTTTTTTAATTTAGCAGTATCGGCACAGGTATATGTTTGATATTGATCTTTTACATTATCGGGCATAGGTATATACTCAATTACTGCATTATATTCTTTGGCAATATCTTCGGCAACCTTTTGAAATGATCTCGGTTGACCTGTACCCACATTCCATATCCCCGATTCTTTAACGTTAAAAAATTTCTTATGTACATCGACCACAGTTTCTACAGGTACAAAATCTCTAAGGTATTGATCAGAATTTTCAAATAGTTTGATTACACCAGTTTCCTGTGCCTGTTTTTTAAATTTATGATATGGACTGGCCTGATCTCCTTTGTGGTCTTCATAGGGGCCGTATACATTAAAATATCTAAATCCCTGTATATAGATTCCTTTCCAGGCACGACTACGAACATATCTTTCAAACAAATATTTGCTCCAGGCATAGGGACTTTGCGGACTCACTGGAGCGTTTTCAGAAAAATTTTGCGTTAGTCCGTATACACCGGCACTGCTTGCATATTGCAAATTGACTTGCCATAGCCAGCATTCGTTGAGTAACCAACAACTAAAATCGTAATTTTGTTGCATGATCATCTCAATGTTTTTTTCAGTGGTAGAACTGTTAGCACCTAAGTGAATAACCCAATCTAACCCTCGAACATTTGGCAGATTATCTCCCCATTCGTGAAATGTTAAATCATGGTCTGCTAGGTCCTTGGTCATATTTTGACCAATAAATCCTCGATAGCCCGTAATTAAAATTTTCATTTTTGGCTATCGCCCTTGGCCACTCGATAATTATCTTCTACACTATCCGGAGTACTGACTTCGATGATTGTGCCTTCTACAAGACAGATAACCTGATGAGGGAACAAGGGTTCGTTCCTCCAGGTATCACCTGCTCTTAGAATACGACTATCTTGAGATGCATCTTTAGTATTAATCCATCGAACTTCAAATCTTCCATCAAGAACATACCAAGTTTCATCTTTTTCTGCATGAAAATGCATACTAAATCGAGCACCGGTGTTAAACTTTAACAGTTTTCCGCAATATTTTTCATTGGTGGCCCAAATTAATTCGTGTCCCCAGCCTTTCTCTACAAACCCTTCTAATCTCATAATTTTCCTTCAAACTAACAAAAGGTCAACGCAAATATCATTTCTTTTTTCTTATCACTGATTATCACTGTCCAATAATCTTTTATTAAATGTCCTTTGGGATTATAATCTGTTCCGGCACTCACAACCCAGCCATCTCCAATGATACTGACCCAATCATCTTTGATCTTTGGTCCGACATTTTTTGTTAACCAATTAATTATTACTTCGAAATCTTGTTCGACCCTCATTTTTCAATGTCTTTAAAATAAATTCCATATTTGTAATAGTAGACTTTTTCATTATATGATTTCCAGTAATGATAAATTTTAAGCAAGATTTTCATGATATTGTACATTCTTTTAAAATTTCTAAAACCAGAGCAGTATCTGCTGGTCTTTCTTTGAACCTCTTTGTCCAATATTTAACGTCAAAAACAGGTGAGATCATAATTAACTGCTCATCACTCATTTTATCTATCATAGTTTTTGCCTGATTACTATTAAGAATAACCCAACAACTAATCTTTCCATTTACGATATCGTGTACTGCACGATTAAGACTAGCATATTCAAAATAATGTTCGTAACAGGCGCCTGTTTCATCAGCCCAATCCATCATCGTTTGAATTGATCTTTGAACTGCCGATTCTACCGGTTCGACCTTAAGAATTTCTTGTAGATATTTTTCATAGAGTTCATCCCTGCACCAATGATCTAATTTAACTCCGCTTTTGATTACAAAGTCGATAAATCTATCCGGATACAATGGACTAATATTGTTAATAAAAGAACCAAATTTTACAAAGGCATTATAGTAAGAACTATCAGCGAAATCATCATAGGTTTTAGATTTTTTATTGTTTTGTGTTAGTTGCCAAAATCTATTAAATGCTAAAAACCCTGCCTGTACTCTCTTCTCGTCTTTCTGTAGCGCACGCCGCTTTCTTTCGCACATATGCGCCACAAGAGTCTTTTCCTTCATGAAGGTCTTGGAACAATGCACACAGACAAAGGGCTGTTCTACCAAAGCGATCATTCATACTCCTTGCGTTGCTTTTTATCAAATCCCATATTATCAAACAGTTCTTCAATATCTTGCTTTGACATTGTTTTGGCTAAAAATTTAATATCTGCTATTTTCATAGCAGGATATAATTCAGATAATAATTTTTCAATTTTATTAACTTTTTGTTTTTTGCCTGCTGCCAAATATGGATGATATGCCGGGACCCCTGTCCCGGTACTGGCGAACAGTTTCCAAAGTAGTGCTTTGTGATTTTTACTTAATTCCCAATGATTAATATTTACGCGATTATTAGTCTCTTCTATGAACCATTCTTGAACATCTCGATCATTTTGTACATTTGACACATACCTCATTAGTATATACGGACTGAAGGATTTTTTTTCTTCGTCGGTTAAATTATCATAGAAATCGTAATCCTTGGTGTCGACTGCCTTGAGTTCTCTTTTGATATCTAATTTAGCTGCCATTGTTAATTACCAACATTTAGTAAAGTCAATTGTTTCACTTTGCCTGCTAACTTCTTTTACAAAATATACACACAGCGGCTCGGATCCGGGATGTAATGGGGTACATAATAGTTGTCCAGGTTTCATTTTAGGAAAATACCATTTGACGTCTTGATATATATCAATAATATCAATATCTAAAAATTCGGGTTTAAAGCTAGTTAAAGGATTGAATACAAAAGTTTTAAATCCTCTATCATTTAAACTGGTTAATGGAAGCACCTCCATGTCAGAACTTTCTGGATCACCTACTACTGCACACCAATCTAGAGGCATGTTAATTTCATATTGCCCTATTTTTAATACTGCGGCTGGGCCAGTAAAACTTTCCAGGAATATTAGAGGAATGAAAAAGTAATCTGGATTCTGATGATCGCTGTTATCCAGCACCGCAAATCTTAGATCATCATCAATCTCTTCCGGAAGTTCGTTTAGGTAAAATGTTTCGTTGTTTAAATTTAGTATCTGCATTATATATATTTTACCTTCTGAATCGTGAAATTGTATCTAGCATCTTTATAAAATTTTTTTCGTTCTGTTAAATGCCGCTTTGAATATTTGCAGGTACTAGTTATGTCAAAGATATTAACATGATCTTTGTCGTCGGCTTTACGAAGACCTCGACCGATACTTTGAATTACTCTAACAAAACTTTTACCCGGTTCAACAAGCACCAGATTGAAAAGTCTAGGAATATTAATTCCCACGGCGGCAACACCATACGTGGCTACTATAATTTTATTGTCGGCAATCTTTACTTCGTCGTACTCTTCTTTTCTAACTTTTGATTTCATGGAACCGGAAATGAATACACTATCCGGAATTTCGTTAACCAGTATTTGTCCCGATTCTAATCGATCTACTAATACCAATGTATTGCCAGTTTTTGCAATTTCTTTTACAATTCCAGATACCCATGTCATTCTATCAATATCAGTGACTAAAAATTTTAGTTCTTCAGCATATCCTTGAAATTCTTTCCATTCGGCTGTTTGAATAACATTAACTGTACAATCACTAAGGATCCCTTTTTCTTGCAGTTCGTGTGCGGACACTCGATTAACAACTTCGCCTAGACTGGCTCTAAGGCTTTGAAATTCAAAATCTTGTTTAGGAACAGTACCAGTTAGTCCCCATCGAATAGGGGCATTGTTTAAATTAAAAGTAAGGAGCTTTTTAAGAACCTCTGCTTTGGCCATATGAACTTCGTCTACCATAACTGTTTTTATACCATCTAAAAATTCTGCCAATGTTATGATATCTGCTTCATCATTTTTAGTTTTTTTATCTAGTACGTTAAGACTTTGCCAGGTACAAATAGTATGTGTTCTGTTAAGCTCTTTTCTATCTCCGTAATACACCCCAACATCTAAACCGCAATTTAAAAAATCTTCTTCAGTTTGTAATACCAAGTCCTTATTAGGAACAATGGTAATAGTTCTTCCGATTTTTTCACAAACTTTTGCCAAAGTAGCAGTAGTAATTGTTTTACCAAACCCGGTTGCAATTTCTTGCAGGCATTGAGGATTTTCTAAAAATTTGTTAATGACTTCAACCTGATCTTCTCTAAGACGTATAGGATGACCGGCAAATCGATGTCCATCAGGCCAACACTTTTCTCCCCAAAAATCTTCAGAAATTTTTGAAAAAGTTAATTCTAAAGGAACGCGCAGATCCTCGAGCTCAATATAATAATTTTTTTGTTCTAAATATTCTAGGACTTGAGGCAACATCGAGAGATAAGTTGTCCCACCGAGGCCAAAAAAGCTCACAGTTCCGTCCCAACGACCTAATTTATAGGCAGGTCGATATCGTGCCGTAGGATCTTCATACTTAAATTTTTTCACCAGAGCTTTTCTAGAATCTAAATCTAGATTTTCTATTTTTACATTAACTTCGTCTTTGATAATTATTTTACAAGAAGACAAAACCTAACTCCTTTTGGGGTTTTTTCTCAAAAACATTTATAATGTTATGGTGCCACAATAGATATTTCTGTAGAGTAAAGTGTACATTCACAGAATTAAAATTTATAATACAATTAAAATGTATATTTGATTCGATGATTGATTTTCTTATTTTATGGCTAATAAAAACTATCTTAGTTGTTTGAGATAGTGGAAAATTTAGCCTATTTTCGCGAATGTAACTACTAAATTTGCCAGAATGTTCGCCGGCTATTCGGAATAAAACGTTCATCTCATCATTTTTTATACCAATCGAATTTAAAAAATTTACAAGTTGTTCAACTCGTTCCATTTCAGACCCGCTGGGTATAATAACCAGTATTGGAGTCATATGTTTAATGATAGTTGACAGAGAAGTTAATTTAATATCTTCGAGATTTACCTGAAAAATTTCTCTAGAAGACTGTCTTATAAAAGATAATGTGGTTGTATCTATCTGATCGGATATACTTTTTTCTCGAATTTCCTGTTCAACTGAATCTCCCCAGAGATCGATGTGTGTTTTTTTAGCAAAAAATAATGCTTCTAATAAATCAGTAGTTTGAAACTTGCTCAAGGAAGGAATTACGTTATTAAATCGATAATTTTTACCTTCTTTAATTAGCATAGGAGCATAATTTTCAATCGCATCTATAATAAGTTGAGATCGACGCTCATAATCTAAAAATTCGGGGTCTGCCTCAAACAAAAAATCTTTTTTTAGCTGCATCAACAGCAAAATCGAAGATTCATTGATAGAAAAAAACCAAGATTTTTTATCTTTATCCCAAAAACAGTTTCCGAGATGCTCTCTTTTTTTTCGAATAATATCTAAAATTTCTTGATTATAAGGAAATTCTAATTTAAAAAGTTTTCCTAATTTTTCATCTTCTATCACTGATATCTTTTTTTCATTAGACGGAATTCTTAGCGGCGTCTTATATTCTGGGGTAGAAATTGAAGAGGAAATGTCTTTACCGAGTGAAATATTAAGTCGATCTATATGCTTTTTTAAAACTTTAAGAACTATAATTGATTGTTTTTGCGTTAAACCCTTACCGCTCGAAATTTGTAACAAAATGCTAGACATCAGGTTAGAATCCCAGGCGTTTAGTTTGACTGTACGAACTGCTAACGCAATAAGATCTTCTATAAACATATTTTTATTTTAAATAACTCAATCAAAGAGTGATGTCTTCTAGTCCGGCCGCACGTAACTTAATAATATTACTCAACTGCCATTGTTTAATGTCTAATGCTTTAATAATCCCCAACCACTGATTGCGAAGCATGGCAAATTCATTAATAATTTTTTCCATATCAACGACATCTGCTTCTCCGTCAACGTACTTTTCAACATCTCGACTGCTTAGAGCTCGCTGATAATTTTCTAAATATTTCTTAAATGATTTACTACGAATTCTTCGTAATTCGATATTTAGATATTCTAGGATTGCCTCTATTTCCTGCAATTGATTAAACCTATGTTCAACAATGCCGGGCAAAAGAGCCGAAGCCTTCTCCACATTACCGTGAATTTTGGCCTCGGTCTTTGCAGTTTCGAGTTCTTTGTAAAAGTATTCTATACAGTCAGGAAGATTAATTATGTCTCTACTAACCTTAGAATACCAAGACATTAATAATCCTCGTCGTCCTCGTCGGGAAACCCGTCAAGTTCATCTAGATCATCATCTTCGTCCGATTCGTATTCTTTAAGAATAAGTTCGATAGCACTATCTAGATGTGAATCATATCCGAGAAGAGATTCAAAGGTATTTTCATCAACATCTTTACTTGATAAAAAATCAACAAACTGATTTGCCGCAGTATCTCGATTTTTCTCAGGGATATATTCTTTAAATACATCCCAAACTTCAATAATTAGTTGTTCATCCATTATACGTCCTCTGTTTCACTTGGTGTTGAGATTACTTGTTCTACTAGTGACTCGTCCCACTCTTGCATAATCTGCATAAGTTTTTCTTCAGTCCAGTTTTTTCGAAACTCTGCAACAATCTCCCCAGTCTGTTTACTGGTATATGCTAATTTATTGCCCACTTTAGATAATACATTCATCTTCTCAAACATGTCAACCAATCCTGAGGTCGGAGCCATGCCAGTGGAGTAAGGAATTTTAACCTGTACTGATTCAAAAGGTTTCGCATAACGAGTTTTCATGATCTTACAAGCACTTCGAATACCCAATACATCACTAACCTTGTTACCGTCCTCATCCTCTTTGAGTTTGAGTTTTTTCATAGCGACCACAATCGAACTAGCATAGATAAAGCCTTGTCCTCCGCTGATCTTGTCATCGGGATCAAACATATCTTGACTTGCATATGTATGATTTGTTGCCACTAGACCGACATTGTAAGATCCAAACATATTCACACAATTACGCACCAATGCGGTCAATGCCTTGGGTTTACGACCCATGTCACCTTTAAGGTCTCCTGCTTCGAATTGATTCAGGTCAGTGGGTGTTAGTAACATGCCAAGACTATCAATTACAAATAGTACCTTGGGACGTTCTTCCTGCGGCATTGTTTTGTACTCTTTCATAAACTCTGAAATTGTTTTAGCCACGTCATCAATCATGGCCATATTCAATTTTAATAGTTTATCTTCTGATGTGTCTACTCCCAGTGCGTGTAGCCATTTTTCGTCGAGTGCGTTTTCGCTATCAACTAGGATGACGTAAATACCTTGTTCCTGTGCATGTCGAATAATATTTCCAGAACAGATATAACTTTTTCCCGCACCACTTTCTCCAGCAAACACCGTTACCTTGCCAAGGGGGACTCCCTTGAAGAAATCCCCCGAGATAAGATAGTTCAGTGCATAGTTACCAGTTGAAATCCAATCTGTGGGATCATTAAACCCCACCCCAAGTCCGTCGATGCTTTTAGTTAAAGATTTACGAAACTTGGAGATATCAAATGCCTTCCCCATCTTTTATCTCCTTATTCTTTATTACGATTGCGAATCATTGCGATAATATCAGAAGCACGACTACCGGCAGCAGATCCTGCGGCAGGCTCAGGAGTCTCAATCTTCGGTGTCGAAACTGCTTCAACAGAAAGATCATCTTCTTCATCAACTGATTTAGATGGAGCACGAGCTGCGGATGTACTGACATCAGATTCCGTTGTGTTTCCACTGAATCCCCGGGGTTTAAAATATTGTCCCCAGCGATTCATATCAAAAGCATCGCCGTCGACACTGGCTTCAAACATTTCTTTCATTACTTTAAGTTCTACATCTGTAGGTTTCTTAGGAAGAAAATCTTTAAGATTAAAGAGACCATATTGTTCAATTGCAGCCTTTTCAGCGTCACTAAGAGCACGTTCGCGACGTGACCAATTGCTGGTTGTATAGTCAGCATACCCGCCTTTAGACGTCTTAGCAATTTTAAAGTCTAGACCGCGAACATAATCGGTCGGTAGTTCTTCAATTTCACTATCCATTAATGCATTTTTAACAATGTTAAAAATTTGGCTACTCATAATAAATCGACGAATTGGATTTTCTGGGGTACGATCTTCTTGATATTTGCTATCAACCACAAATCCTTGGAAAAGATAGCTTTTCTTTTTCCAATACTTACGACCCATTTCCTCGAGACTCTTATCCTTAAACCAAGGTCGAACTTCAGTAAGAATCGGACAAGACTCTCCCCACATTTCCATACACGGAACTTGTAATGTAACAGGCTTAGAACCAGTATCTCCTTTTACACCAGCAAAAGGTAGATTGATCATTGCACGCTCGATCCAGAAAAAAGTGTTATTTGGATCTGCATCCGGAAGGAATCGAATTGTTGCTGTTTGTCCTTCTGCGATGTTCCAATGTGCAAAAATTGCGTTGTCACCGCTTTGATTGCCTGCACCTTGTTGTGCAGATTGTTGAAGTTTTGCTCGAATTTCAGCCAAGGTTGCCATAATGTTTTCTCCTTAATGTA